TTACTTACTTATCTAATGAAACAGCTGGTAAGTTAATTAAACATATATTTTCTTACGTTAACGACGAGAATCCAGTTACTGAAGACCAGCTAGTAGAACTTGCTTTTATTAGTATTAAACGACAATTAAAGCGAGACCTAGATAAATGGGAGACACAACTAGAGCAACGAAGAGAAGCTGGGCGCAAGAGCGCAGAGAAGCGTCAACGAAATTCAACGAGCGTTAACGAGCGTACACGAAATTCAACTGATAATGTAAATGTAAATGTTAATGTAATAAATAATATATATAGGAGCTTCGCTCATTTATCTATTACAAACGACGAAATAGAGAAACTAAAAGAAAATTACACTGAAGCACAAATAGACAGCGTACTAGACGAAATAGAAAACTACAAAGGAAATAAGAATTATAAAAGTTTATATTTGACTTCTCTTAATTGGCTTAAACGTAAATATGGAGAGAAAGGCAAAAAAGAGGATATGACCACTAGACTAAGAGACGAAGCTAAAAAATACAACTATGATATTAAATAACGGACACTCAACTAAATTCTTAAAAGACTATAGAGACGGAAATATACCTTTCGGACTTAAACTAGGTTGTAAACTAGACGAGCACTTAGTTTATAAACATAACCAACTTAATATCTTTTTAGGACATGACAACGTAGGTAAGAGTTACTTTCAACTTTGGTACTTTCTAGCACTAGCAACTAATCATGGTTTAAAATTTTGTTTGTTTATGGATGAAAACAGCTCAGGTAAAGTAATGCGAGACTTAATACAGATGTACACAGCTAAAAAGTTTATGGAGTTAACACACAAAGAAATTAGAAGAGCTGAAGTTAAACTAGAAAACTATTTCACGTTTATTGATAATACTAGGAGATACGAAATAAAAGAGGTAACAGACTTATTCTTAAAAAGCGGTGCTGACTGTTTACTTATAGACCCTTTTAATGCTTTAAAGACTCAGTTAACTTATTCTAGTAACTACGAAGTTTTAAACGAACTAAAGTTAATAACTAAACAAAGTAACTATTCTATATTTATTAATGCGCATCCAGTTAGTGCTACAGGCAGACTATCTGCTACTTATCCAAAAGAGCACGAATGGAACGGACAAGTAAGAATACCTTTAAAAAGTGATATAGAGGGAGGTAAGGCTTTCGCAAATAAAGCAGATGACTTTATAGTTATTCACAGACTAATTTCTCACGAGCAGCTTTGGATGTACACAATGTTAGAAGTAGTAAAAATAAAAGATACTGATACAGGAGGAAAGCCGACGTTTTACGAGAAGCCTTTATTTTTGAATTATAACTTTGGCAAAGGATTTTTAATTGACGGAGTAGACGTAATAAAAAGAAGCGAATATTTTAAAATTGTTGAACCTTTAGAAATTGACTAACTATGGATTATTTACTAGATTACATACTTGCTAAGAGGTCAATAAGACTAGCAATTAAGGAAATAAAAGACGAAACATTAAAACAGGACTTAGTAACTACTGCTCAATTCTTAATTGAATTAGACTTAAATATGAATCATATTACAGGACGTACTTCAGACTTAACACTAGCTATCCTACAAAAGGATGCAGAAATAGAAAAGCTTAAACAACAAGTAAAGGAACTAAAGGAGTTATTATGAGACCTAAAAAATGTAAGATTTGCAAAGAACAATTTACACCAGTTAGAAACTTACAGCTAGTTTGTTCTCCTAAATGTGGCTATAAATACGTTGAATTGCAGAAGCGCAAAGAATGGCAAAAGAGAAAGAAAGAACTAAAAGAGAAACTACTAACAAGAACAGACTATCTAAACTTGTTACAACGTGCTTTTAATGCTTACATAAGAAGAAGAGACCAAGATAGAAGGTGTATTTCTTGCGGAACGTATAACGGTAAAATGAACGCTGGACACTATATGAGCGTAGGCAGTACTCCTGAGCTTCGTTTTAATGAAGATAACGTACACAAACAATGCGAACGCTGTAACTCTTATTTCAGCGGAAACTTAGTTAACTACAGAAGAGAATTAATAAATAGGATAGGAGTTGAAAGAGTAGAATTTTTAGAGCGTAAAGACCACGAGCCACTAAAATTAACTATTGACGAAATAAAAGAATTAATAAAAAAATATAAAAAAATGTAATTCGTATTGAATTATTATATATATTTGAAACATAAAACAATTAAACTATGAAAAATTTATTTAAAGCAATAGCGGACTTCCAGCAAGAAGTACCTACTATTCACAAAGGAACTAAAGGCTATGGCTATTCTTATGCTGATTTGCCTACTATCTTTGAAAAGATTAACCCACTATTAAAAAAGCATGGACTTGGCTTTATGCAGAACCTACAAAGTAAGGAAGGAATAACTTATTTAGAAACTGCTATCTTTCATGTAGAAAGCGGAGAGCAGTCAATAAGTAACGTAGCTATTCCAGAAGTAGCCCTTAAGGGAATGAATGACTACCAGTCTTTTGGTAGCGGAGTTACCTACTACAGACGTTATGCTTTGAGCAGTGCTTTAGGACTTGTTACTGACATAGATAATGACGCTTCAGGAGAGCAAGTTAAAAAAGTAACTAAGAAAACTACTTTAACAGCTACTCAGTTTAATAAAGCAGTTCAAGCTATTGCTGAGGGAACTTACACAAAAGAGGAACTTATAGAGAAGTTCGAATTAACTAGTAATCAACTTAAAACTATACAACAATGAAACAGTATCTTTGCCATGCTTCAGCGGTTGGTAAAATAATGACTAACGCAAGAAGTAAAACAGAACTATTAAGCAAAACAGCTAAAACTTCAGTAGAAGAGCAACTTTTATTTAATGAGTTTGGAATTAAAAAAGACATTTCTAATAGATACACTGAAAGAGGTACTAACCAGGAAGAAGATAGCATTTTATTTTTCTCAAAAGTTAGTGGACATTTTGGAGTATTTAAAAATGAAAAAAAATATAAAAATGAACACTTTATCGGAACTCCTGATATAGTTACTGATGACTGTATTATAGACATTAAAACTAGCTGGGATGCTACGACGTTTCCTTTTTTTGAGAGCGAACTGCCTACTAAGGACTATATGTACCAAGTACTTGCATATATGGACTTAACTGGTCTTAAAAAAGGTTATGTTGCTTACTGTTTAATTAACCATACAGAAGACGCTATTCAAGACGAAATAAGGAGGGAAACATGGAAACTAAAAGCTATTGACCCTACAGACGAACAAGCACTAGAAATAGAGCAGAAAGTTAGAGACAAAATGCAATACGATAGAATACCTGAGAACTTACGAGTTAAGATATTCGAAGTAGAATACAACGAAAACACTATTAACGAAATGAAGCAAAGAGTTGATGAGTGTAGAGAATATTATAATATGCTTCAAGAAAGTTTAGTTAAAGTAACAATATAAAATAGATAAAATGACAGAAAAAACATTTACAGACGGACTAATAGTAAAAAGAGCAGAGAATGCTCCTGATTTTGTACTATGCAATATTAGTATAAAGGTCGAAGACTTTACTAAGTGGATGAAAGACCACCAAGACAAAGGCTGGGTAAACATAAGTTTACTAGTAGGTAAAAGCGGTAAGCCTTACGGAGTTAAAGACACTTATAAGCCAAAAGAGGAAACTAAAAAAGAGCCTTTAATGGATAATGATTTACCTTTTTAATTATGGAAGCAGAAGACTTAGCAAACTTACGAGACGAAACTAAACGCTTAATAGTTCGTTATTGTGTTGAGAACAAAATAAGTTATTCAAAGTTAGCATCTAGGGCTGGAATGCATCCAGCTCAGGTGCTTAACTACATGAGTAATAAAATAGGACTCACAGATAGCAGTCTTATGAAGTTAGGAGAAATTATAAAAGAATAGTTTTATATTTGCCTTATGTTATCTAAACTATATAAGAAACATAGCAAATGGGTTAACATAGTTAATAAACTAGGAGGAGGCGACTATTCAGAAGACATAGTACAAGAAATGTATCTCAAGCTATCTAAAATAGAGCTTAAAGAACAAACTATTGATACTTTCGTATATTATGTATTGAGAAACATGACTTTTGATTTGCACAGAAAGAAAAGCAACGTATTTAAAGTTGATTTAGAAGATTGTGTTTTTTTAGAGTATTTAGAAGACCAGGGAAAAGAGGAACTAGAAACTATTTACGAAAGGATAGAAGACGAAGTAGAAGACTGGCACTGGTACGATAAAATGCTGTGGCAACTATACACAGAGGATAGAACAATGAGAGAACTGGCAAAGGATACTAAAATAAGTTTATCTAGTATCTTTCACACTATTAAGACTTGCAAAGAAAGAATTAAGATAGCTGTAGGAGAAGACTACGAAGACTATGTAAACCAGGACTATGAGAAAATATGAGCACAGCTGAATTAACATATAACTTAAAAGACGAAAACGACTATAAAGCTTTTCAAAGAGCTATTAAGAGTAACGACATGGCTTTAATGCTTTGGGACTTGTATATTAACAGGAGAGCTGAAGTTTACAATAAGATAGAAAGCTTAGAAGTTTCAGAGGAGAGACTTACAGGAATGTATGAGGGAGTAACTGAAGTGTACGAGCTTATAACTGAACTGCTAGATTCTTACAATATAAGAAAGGAGATATTATGACTAAAACTAAGGCTTTCAGTATATTAGACAACTTTATAGACACTTATCCTAAATACGAAGAGATAATGTTAAGTAAAGAAATATATACTAGAATAGGTTTAACAGAATACAGAGAACGAAAATTAATAACTAGTCCGTTTATACCTAAAAGGTCGGTATATGGAATTAAAATGGAATACAATGGAGAAGAGTAATGAATACTACGAAAACTTAGACAAAAGAACTAAGGAGTACAAAGAATGGAAAGCTAACTTTGAGGAATCAAACGAGGAAACTTCTGAGGGTTTAGGAGATACTATAGAGAAAGTAACAGAAGCAACTGGAATAAAAAAACTAGTTAAGTTTATTGCTGGGGATGACTGCGGATGCGACGACAGAAAAGAGAAACTAAACAAGATATTCCCTTATAATAAGCCTGAATGCTTAGAGGAGGATGAATACAACTATTTAGCAGACTTCTTTAGTAAGCCTAAGACAATGATAAGGCCTGAAGAGCAAAAGCAACTAATTAAGATTTATAACAGAGTATTACACTACGATTTTAAGCCTACTAGCTGTGGCCCATGTTTTAAAGGAGTACTAAATAAATTAGAAACCTTTTATACTAATTACAAGTGATATATTACTACGTTAAACTCAAAAGAGGAATAAGTAATGACTTAATAGAGGAAATATTAAACTTCGTTAAAGGAGGAAACTACATACTTAGCTTTGTAGACTACCTAGAAGGAGGAAGAGAAGAGGACGAAGCAGAAGTAATAGAAATAGAAGAGGAAAAATATTACATATTAAAAAACTTAAACTAAATAAACATGAAACAAATAATTAAACAACTAGACTTGATAGTAGGAAGTAAAACTTTTAATAGAACAGTAGTATTAGCTTTCTTTGTAATGAGCTTAATATACAACGCTCAAGAGAAATGCAGTACAGCTATTTTATTTGCTATTTATGCTGTTCTTTACTATTTGATATCAGACAAGAAAAATAAGTAAGAGACATATTATAATAATATAAAATAATATAAGATGCCATTTGAGAAAGGACATAAATTAGGAAAGGGGAGACCGAAAGGAGCAGACAACAAATTAAGCAAAGAAGCGAGAGAAATATTTATAGAAACTTTAGAAGGGCAGGTTCCTAATATAGAAGATGCTTTTGCTAAAGTGCTTAAGGAGAGTCCTAGTAAATACTTAGAATTATTCGCTAAGTATGCTCAGTACTTTGTCCCTAAGAAAACAGAAACAGAAGTAAAAGGGGAACTATCTACAAACTTTGACTTTGAAGAGACTATTAAACGTCTAAGGGGTGATAAATGAAAAATACTTAGTATTTGACTCTGACTCACGTTACTATATTGTAACTGGTGGACGTGGCTCAGGTAAGTCGTTTGCTATATCAACTTTACTATGCTTATTAACTCAACAACAAGGGCATGTTATCCTTTTTACTCGTTATACTTTGCGCTCAGCTAGTGTATCTATTATCCCAGAGTTTTTGGAAAAAATAGAACTCTTAAATATGCAAGACTTATTTCACGTCACAAAAGACGAAATAATAAATCTAGCTACTAACAGCCGAATACTATTTAGAGGTATTAAAACAAGCTCAGGAGACCAAACAGCTAACTTAAAGTCTTTACAGGGAGTTACTACATGGGTACTAGATGAAGCCGAAGAGCTAACAGACGAGGACACTTTCGATAAAATAGACTTATCAGTAAGAGCTAAGGGAATACGAAATAGAGTAATACTTATAATGAATCCTACAACTAAAGAGCACTTTATTTATCAAAGATTCTTTGAAGCTAGGGGAGTACAAGAGGGCACTAACGACAAAAAAGGGGATACTACTTACATACATACTACTTACCTAGATAATATAGACAACTTAAGCGAAAGTTATCTTAATCAAATAGAAAACATTAAACAACGCAGGCCCGAGAAGTATAAGCATCAGATATTAGGAGGCTGGTTAGATAGAGCAGAGGGAGTAGTATTTAACAACTGGCAAATAGGACAGTTTAAGCAAGTAAGTACTAGCGTCTTCGGACAAGACTTTGGATTCTCAGCAGACCCTACTACTTTAGTAGAAACGTCGATAGATAAAAGCGGAAAGAAAATATACATTAAACTACACTATTATAAGCAAGGCTTAACAACGTCACAGATAGCAGAGTTAAATACACGCTTCGCTAAAAAGAATCTAATAGTAGCAGACTCAGCAGAGCCTAGGTTAATTAGTGAACTAAGCGCTGTTAATAACATAGTGCCAACTATTAAAGGACAAGGCTCAGTTACTTTTGGAATAGCTTTACTTCAGGATTTTGATTTGATTATAGACCCTGATAGTACAGACTTAATCAAGGAACTAAATAACTACAGCTGGCTAGAAAAGAAAAGTAATACTCCTATAGATAAATACAACCATGCTATAGATGCTTTAAGGTATGCAGTTAGCTATCAATTAGAGAACGTACACAGAGGAGAATATCACATAAGATAAAGGTAGGTTAACTCAGTTACATGAGAGGGGGCAAATGTTGAGAGCATAGAGGCTAAGTTAACTAGCCACCCCTCTCACTACCGACTTTAATACAAAAGAACAATTAAACGTATATAAATTATGAAAGTTAAAATTAAACTTCCTGAGGACTTAAGCGAGATTAGTCTAGCTCAGTATCAGTCTTTTTTGAAACAAGCTAAGGACGTTCAAGAGGACGAGTTAAAAGCTTTAATGGTTAACCACTTTTGTTTAGTGCCACTAGACAAAGTAGGACTAATAGAAAAAACTTCAATAGATGAGATATGCTTTCACTTAGACAACTTATTTATTCAGGACAAGCCACTAGTAAGAAAGTTCAATTTAAAAGGCTTTAACTTCGGATTCATACCTAAGTTAGATGCTATTACTTTTGGTGAGTATGTTGACCTTGATAAGTATATAGGAAACTGGGAGGAGATGCATAGGGCTATGGCTGTTTTATTTAGACCTATAAGCACAGAAATAAAAGAGGAATACAATATAGTAGACTACGAGGGGACAGAAGCTTATAGTGAGTTAATGAAGCTCATGCCTTTAAATGCAGTTTTAGGAGCGCAGGTTTTTTTTTACAATTTAGGAAGCGAATTACTGAAAGCTTTACCGAGTTATTTGGAGAGACAGGCGAAGGAGATTATTCAGCGCGTGCCCAATTTGGAAAAAGATGGGGATGGTACTCTAGCATTTATCAACTCGCTAGAGGAGATATTAGACACTTTGAAGAGGTTACTAGATTACCGCTTGCTACAGCCCTCACTTATTTAACTTTTGAAACTGAAAAAAATAGAATAGAAACAAACGAAATAAAGAAAAGCTTTAAGAGATGACAGGATACTATAACATACTAACAACTATTAAAGAGCAGTTAGAACAAGACGTTTTTGTTAACACAGTAACTGAAGGAGATATATTCGAAATTGATTTAAGCAAACAGACTATATTCCCTTTGTCTCATGTTATGGTTAACAATGTAACTAGAGAAAGTAGCGTACTTCGGTTTAATTTAACTGTGATGTGCATGGATATAGTAGACAAATCAAAAGAGGAAACTACAGACATATTTAGAGGTAACGACAACGAGCAAGACGTACTTAATACTCAGTTAGCTGTAGTATTACGAATGCTTGAAATATTTGACAGAGGAGAGAATACAAGAACTTTCAGAATAGACGGAGACCCTAGCATAGAGCCTTTTACTGAACGTTTTGAAAACTATCTAGCTGGCTGGGCTGTTACCTTTGATGTACTGATTCCTAACGATATGACTATATGCTAGGGGAGGAAGTAAAAATAGAATTAAGCAAATTTGCTAAGGCTGTTATTAAAGCCAGTAGACAGAACTTAACTAAGAAAGGAAAAATATTTAATAAAACTCTTTATAATAGCTTAGACTATGAATTAAGGGTCATGAAAAATAGCTTTGCAATGAGCTTCTTAATGGAGCGATATGGCTTATTTGTAGACCAAGGAGTTAAAGGAGCGAATCCTAGTAAAGTAAAAGGAGGAGACAAAGCAATAAGAGGACAGCAAGCACCTAATAGCCCTTTCAGATTTGGTAGCGGAAACTTTAAAGGAACTTGGGGGACTTTTGTAAATAACATTGAAAAATGGGTTAAAAAAAAGAATCTAAGATTAAGAGACGAGAAAGGAAGGTTTACAAAAGGAACTTATAGGACAATAGCTCAGATAGTAGCTGGAAACATTTATAATAGAGGAATAAAGCCGACTATGTTTTTTACTAAGCCATTTGAAGCAGCTTTTAAAAGGTTGCCTGATGACTTAATAAAAAAGTTTGGTTTAGAAGTAGAAGAGTTTTTAGAATTTACAACAAAGAATATAACAAATGGCAACTAGTATTTTTGTAAGAAGCCCATACATAGTAAGTAAGACAGCTACAGTTTCAGACGTAGTAAAAGCGGAACTATATTTATATAACAACCCAGCATCAGTACCTAGTACACCTACTTATACACTAAGTAAAGTAATACCTAGCTCAATAGCAGACACTGCTTATTTTGATGTTAGCCCTTACTGTAGAGAGTACATATCTTTTCAAAAGTTTACTAGCGCATCAGTAGAGACAGCAGCTGGTAATAGCGAATATGTTAACTTGAGAGTTATTCTCTACGTAAACGAGGTACAAGAATTAACTACTGACTATGTAGCTTTTGACGGCTTCGGATATTACGAGCAAGGATACAACCCAAGCTTAGGAGATACAAGCGGAATAACTGACAGCCATATATTTTTAGACGAAGCTACTTATTATGTACAAGAAACAGGAAACGGAGGAGGAATTTACTATCACAATGTATCAGGTAGTTTAACTCTAGCTGTTTATAATAATACGGATAGTATAAGCTTAAACAATGGAGTTAACTATGTGCCTTATATACACCCTAACCATATAGGAGTAACTAACCAAGTAGATATTTACGAAGCTGGCGCTCCAGTTAGGACTTATTACTTTGTGCCTATTTGCGAGCCTAAATATAGTCCGATAGTATGTGACTTTATTAACCAGTACGGAGTCTGGCAACAGATAATATTCTTTAAAGCTAGCCAAAGTAACTTTGAAGCTACTGGCACTGAGTATCATTTCATGAGTGAGAATATTAACTACGATATTTACGAGAATAGGAGGCAAGTATTTAATAGAAACGCTATTAAGTCAATTACTTGTAATACTGGCTTTGTACCTGAGAGCTACAAAGACGTAATGAAGGCAATGCTACTTAGTGAGAAGATAATGTTAAACGACGAGCCAGTTAAATTAAGAACTCAAAACGTATTATTACAAGAGCATATAAACGAGAAACTAATAAATTATAGATTAGAGTTTGAGTATAGTCATAACCAACTTAACTATGTTATTTAATGAGACAAGTACAAATATATATTAATGACGAGATAATTGACTTATTCGATGACGAGAATATAGAAGTAAGTTCTAGCGTTCAAAATATAAACGACATAGCTAAAGTATTTACTGACTTTTCTCAACAGTTTACAGTACCAGCTTCTCCTAAGAATAATCAAATATTTAGACACTATTACCAAAACGATGTAGAGGACGGTTTTATAGCTAAGACTAGACAACCAGCGAGAATAGAAATAAACTATACACCTTTCAGAACTGGTAAGATACAACTAGAAGGAACTGAACTAAAAGACGGACAAATAGAAAGTTATACTATTACTTTTTATGGCGAAGTAGTTACTTTAAAAGACTTGTTTCAAGACGACAAGCTAAGAGACTTAGACTATAGTAGTATAGAGTTTGAAGGTACTTATACAGAAGTAAAAAACACTATTACAAGCGGAGCAGACTTAGACGTAAGGTTCCCTTTAATATCTAGTGAAAGAGTTTGGACTTATGGAAGTGGCGCAGAGAATATAGCTAACTCAGGAACTGCTATAGAGTTTGGAGAGTTATTCCCAGCACTTAGAGCAAAGAAAGTACTTGAATTAATAGAGAACAAATACGGAATAAATTTTACTGGTAGCTTTATAGACTACGATACACGCTTTAAAAACTTATTTACATGGTGGAAAAACAGCGACGTATTTACAGCGGGTAAAGCTCCTGTTCTTTTAGAATGGCC